GTTTGTTTCTAGTAACTTAACACTGCATTTCGGATAACTTCGGAATACCGTTCTCTAAAGTCGTGGTTGAGAGAGCCGCGCGGGCGGCCGGCAGATTTGCCGAAAGGTATATCCGCTGTCTTAGGTTGACCGGAATAGGGGACGGAATGAGCGGGATCATAGCGACTGACAATCCGGGAAATCACTTCATTACGCGCGAGCACCCGGAGTACCGGGTGCAGAGCCAAACGCGCGCAATGTACCGTGACCTCTACGCCGGTGGCGCTCAATTCAAAGTAAATGCCGCTAACTATCTGATCCGCAGGCACAAGGAGCCGAACGACATCTACTTCGAACGGCTAAGCCGGGTATTCTATGAAAACTATATTGGTTCGATTGTGGACTGGTATACCGCAACGCTATTTCGTCGCGAACCGGTTATCCAGTTTCAAGGCGACAATTCAGCCGGAAAGAATTTCTTTTCCGTTTTTATTGACGATTGCGACCGGGGCCGAACCACCCTGAGCGCGTTTTTTCGCCGTCAGATCACGGAGGCACTGGTCTTCGGGCGCGCCTACACGGCAATCGACTTCCCCCAATCCTCTGGCCCCGCAGTAAGCCGCGCGCACGAAGACGCGGAGGGTTTGTCGCGAGCCTATCTGGTTGACTACTCCGCGGCGGACCTCATTAACTGGTCTTACGACGACAACGGAGTTTTTGACTGGGTTGTACTCCGGACGTCAGCCTTTCGCCAAACTAGCATACACGACGGTAACTGGAACCGCCAAACGAGATGGCTGTATTACGACCGCGAACACTTCGAGCTTTATGTCGGCGCGGACGAGCAAGGCCGGCCAAGTGCTCCACTGCTGGCCGCCTCGGGTCGACATGCGCTAGCCGATCAGAAGAGAGTACCCTTGTTCGAAATGCGAGTAAGCGAGGGGCTCTGGCTAATGAACAAAGCCTCCTTACTCCAGTTGGAACACTTCAATAAGTCAAACGCGCTGGCATGGGCTTTGACGATGGGACTGTTCGCCACGCCGGTCGTATATTCAGATCGCGAATTCGCCCAGATCACGGGCGAGTCCTACTTTATTCAGCTTGGACCCCAAGACAAGTTTGGGTGGACGGAACCCGAGGGTAAGGTCTTTCAAATCGCGGCTGACAATTTAGTCCGGCTACAGGACGAAGTTTATCGTGTCTGCTACATGAACAGCCAAATGACCGGTCAGAAATCAGGAACGCAGCAGAGCGGTCTGAGTAAGGCTTGGGACTTCACGGTAACCGAGGAGATCCTGCGGGCCTATGGCGACGTGGTTAAGGAAGCGATGTCCGCGGTACTGACGGCCATCTCAGAGGTGCGGCAAGACGGTCTTACCGTGGGTATTTCGGGGATGGACGAATTCGACATTCAGGACTTTGCAAGTGAAATCCAGGATGCACAGAACTTATTGAAGCTTGGGATTCCTTCGGCCACGCTGAAGGAGCAGTTGTTCAAGAGAATCGCGTTCAAGTACTTCAGCGATTCGAGGCAGGAGATCAAGTCGAGGATTGCGGACGAGATCGATGCGGCGTTGACGATGGAGAAACCGGAAATCAAGGAGGGCTAAAAGAATGGATGAGCCAAAAGAACAGAACAAAGATCTTGACATCCAGGGGTTAGTACAACGGGCGATCGCTGAGTATGTGCGGCAGGATACCAGCAAGCGAGAGCCGGTACTTAAGGCGGAACTCGTGGAGGAACGCCGACGCCGCGAAGCTTTGGAGAAGCGCCTCAATGTAATGGCCGAAGAGAATCGGAAAAATCGTGAGGTGGCCGACCAGGCAGAGCGAAGCTCAAAGATCAGGAATGAGCTACAGGCGTTGGGCGTCACGAAGCTCGATGTCGCTTACAAGGCTGTCCAGGACGAGATCTTTCGAACGGAAGACGGCCGGCTTGTCGCCAAGACGGACAGCGGAGAGGTTGGTGTGCGCGAGTATCTGGCCGGTTTTGTTCACGACAATCCGGAATTCCTGCCCGCGAGAATCCCCGGTGGCACGGGGTTGTCGGGCGGTTCCCGCACGTCGCAACCGCAAGCCGCGATCACGTTGAACATGATCTCGCCTACGATGAGCCCGGAAGACCGGGAGCGAGTCCGGCAAGAGATCCTTCGGGTCACATCACAGGATAAGTAGGGAAACACTTCACACTTAGCCGCGGGCCGGTATACCGGTAATAACGGGCGGATTGGACGAGCACAGGCCTAATAGCTGGCGGCTCGGGAAAGAACAAGGAGAGATATGGGAGCAATTACCTCAGCAAACGTAGCAAATGCGATCGTAAAACTTGTGGCGGCCGATGCGTTGCCCGCTCTGGTCGGAAACCTGGTAATGGGTAACCTGGTTAATCGGGATTATGAGCCGGTACTGGCTCATGCAGGCGATACGGTGAACGTGCCGATCCCGCCGGTGCTGGTCGCGAATAACCTCGCCGAAGGTGGCAGCGTACAGCCGCAGAATCCAAATCTGGGAAACGCCCAGGTAATACTGAACACGCATGTAGAAGCCACGTTTCAGATTCCCGACGTGACTCGAGTGTTGGCCGTGCCGGACCTTCTAAAGGTCTACATGGAACCCGCGGTGATCGCGATCGCGGAACGTATTGAAACCGACCTATTGAACACTTACGCCGGGTTTACTTTTAATGCGCCGGTGGGAGTTGCAGGTACGGCGATTACTGAAGCGACAATCGATTCGGCGGAAACCGCGCTCTTCTCGGCGAAGGTGCCGCCGAGCGAGCCGAAGTATCTGGTGGTCGATTCAAATACGTATTCGGCCATGCGTCAGATCTCGCGCTTCAGTGAGTTCCAGACCGCTGGGGAGGCCGGTCTCCGCGCCATCATCGAAGGCACCTTCGGGAAGATCAAAGACTTCTTTGTTTTCCGTTCACAATATGTCGAGAAGACGGGGAGTTCACCTTTGAATACTCATAACCTGGCGTTTACCAGGAGCGATCAGCCAAATACGCTATCTCAACAGTTCACCGTCGATGTGCTCTATGGATGTGCTGTATTGCGCAATCAGTTCGGTGTTCAGGTAAACAGTTAGTTAGGCGTTCGTTATCAAAGGCAGCTCACACAGCTGCCTTTTCTAGGGAGATTTCAATGGACCTCAAAGTCTATTACAGGAAAGTTCGGGAAACCGAGAGTCAGATCGCCACGCCTTTTGTCGTTTTGTATAGCCTTGACACTCCGGAAGGCGGTAGGTGCGGCCGGATGGTGGAAACGGCGCGAGGTGTGGCGGCGCGGTTAATCATAGAAGGACGGTCTCGCGTAGCCTCACCGGAAGAAACGAACGCGTTTTATCGACAGCAAAAAGAGGCGCGGCGGGACGCCGAAGCGATTGCTTCCGCGCAACGGATGCAAGTAGTGGTGGTTCCGCAAGCCGAAGTCCACGCAAAACGTGTCAAAGAATAGTGGAGAAGCTGAATGGCATTGTTTTCAGATGGGCCGCCCTCGACGATCGAAGACCTGGCGCAGCAGGACTCTTATCTCTTGAACGTGGTTGGAGTAGAGGGAATCAATCTAACCAACAAATTACAACTTGCGTATAACGAGGTTAGCGTCGCCCTAACGGTCATATTCGGACGCGAGGCATCGATTTACGATCCGGTGTTAGGGGAGACTCCTCTCGACGTGACCAATCTCAGCGTAACACCGGCCCTGCAACTCTGGCATACCTTTAAGAGTCTCGAGCTTGTGTATCGAGACGCTTATTTCAACCAGCTCAGTGACCGTTATCAGGGAAAATGGAAACAGTTCGAGCAATTAGCGAATTTGTACTGTACGCGGTTTATCGACACGGGCGCGGGGATCGTGGTGGACCCTTTGCCGATGCCAGGGCCGCCCGTGATCACCCTAGCCCCCGCATCGCAAGCCGGCGGGATCGGGTATTTGTCGGTCACGTTTGTCAATGCTGAAGCCCAGGAAAGCTCACCCGCAGTTACCGTACAACAGGCTGTCCCGGATGGGAACGTTATTGTTGTCAGCGCTCCGGTGTGGCCGTCCAATGCGGTTGGTTGGAATTTTTACGGCGGCGTCGCGCCCAGCGCCATGACGCTGCAAAATACGTCTCCGCTCACGCTGGGCGGGAGCTTTCAGTTCCTTTTGCCAGGGATAACTACCGGGCAGGCGCCGGGGACCGGGCAAGGTGCAGACGTAACCCGCGATCTTCCGCGCCGGATTATGCGAGGCTGATGTGATTTCATTGGCGACTACAGTAGAAGCGACGGCTGTGGCTTACCTTACCACCGCGGTGGGCTCGTCGTTTCA